TGCAACGCATGATGTCTTTTTATTTTGATATCCAGATCCAGGATTTGTTACAACAATAGTTTTTACAATAGACTTACCACTGTAAGAATTTAAAGATTGAATACCTTCACCAAAATCAGTGAATGTAATGGTGCTTAATCCAACAGAAGCGTCATCGACATTTTTATGAAGTGTGATTGTATAATTATCCTTCACATTCACATAGTATGATGAATCAGAGGCTAAACCAACCAATGCCTTCTTACCAAAAGTCTTATATACGACTCTCTCACCTGTTCTAAACTTATGAGACGTGGTAAATCCGATTGTAGATGTATCAACTCCAATCCTTGCTGATCCTATTCCAGAAGCATCAAAAGACACTTCATGAGGAACAGTTGTTAATTTTGCCTCTGCAGTCGCTCCACTACCGTTACCACCACTGATTTTAACTATTGGAGTATCTAAGTAATCAAACCCGCTATCAAAAACTTTTATTTCTTTTACACTTCCTTCTACATGGCAGAATCCTGTAGCCGCAGATCCAACGGAATCTGTGATTCCTAAAGCAGGTGGATTAATTACATCATAATCCTCACCACCATTAGTAACTTGAATGGATTCTACAGCACCATAGTAACAATAATCATCTGATTTATAATTTAAAACTTCTACACCATTAACTAAAATTCCAGTATATCCAGATTGAGTTTCATGAACCTTTCCATCAGTTTCTGGATGCTTGATTTCTCTAAGTATCTTTTGTGCTTTTATCTTTTCATTATAATACTCAAGTTTTTGAATATTATTCTGAGAGATGGTTACAGTATCTAATCCCCCACCAACAACTTTAACAAAAATACCGTTGTAGATATTAGATCTACTTTTTGCTAATTTTACCGTATTCGCATCTACTCTTTTTACAAAATAAATTGCCTCAGGAAATAATTCACTTATAACATAACTTTGTTCAACCTTAACACCTTCGGAGTTAGTTGTTGTAACTGTTCCCTTTTCTGGCTCATAGTAAACAGCATCACCAGTATAGAAATTATGATCAACACCGTCTGTAATTTTTATCTCTTCACTATCAGATACGAATTCGCCACTAAAGACGTATTGCTCAATATTTGGGTTTAACTTAACATTAGCATTTGATGGCAGTGATGTCGAAGATACTAAAACTTTAGAAGAATTTGGATCATCGATAATAATGTCGTGAGGAGTTGAAGTGTGCTTTGCACCAACCATCCGAACACCAGTTTCTGGATGTTCATGGTATGGGCCATAGTATGTTTTTCCATTAACTGTGCCAAGATCTGGTTTTAAATACACATTCTGAACATTCGCTGTCAAAATGTTTAAATCTGAGTGAATATCAGAATCAACCTTAGTAATTTTTTTAGTTACTTTTTTAATATCACTAGTGTTAGTGATTCCAGTTCCTCTAAAAATACAAGCAGTTTTACTGAAAATATCAGTAACTACAAAATCATTTGCTAAAGTAGTAGCAAATACGTCAGTTAAATTTAACTTATCTCCTATTCTTAGGATATTTGAATCTTTTGTCTCAAGTCGATACGTATTATTAGTGGCATCAATCAATGTTAAAGATTTTACATCGTAATATTGACACGTATTAAAAATCCAATTATTAGATTTAATATCTTTCGCAACTTTACCTAAAGATTTAATTTTTACCTTAGATCCTTTTTTCTGATAATAAGTTTGGGGAGGTATTTTTACATCATTTAAAACAGATCTAATTTTTACACGAATACCATCTACAACATCATCATCAGATGTGTATGCATAAGTGTTTTGATCTATAAAAGATCCATCAGAAATGTCATTGATTATACCAGTGGTATTAATTCCTAAAAACTGAGTATTAGTTTTTTCAGAATATGTGCAAATTCCTGTTGTTCCGTTTTTATAATTAAAGGTTAAAGTTCCAGATTTTGGAAATCCGACTGTAGAGTCAACATCCAAATATGATTGACCAACTCCAACGTTTCCTATAATATATGTTTTTGCATGTGAGGAAAAATTACCATAAAGAAGTTCAGTAGATCCATCATTTTGATTTAAGGAACCATCAATGCTAATTTTGTAATATGTTGAATCTGTACTAACTCCAGAGAATATTTTTTCAACATGAGAGACTGGAGCATAAGCCTTTTCAATATTTTCAAAGGTGTCTTGAAATAAAGTTCTATTCAACAGTTCAGTTGGATCGCCAAGTAGTGGTTCAACAATTAAATCTCTACTTTTTCTAAAGTTAGCATTTGATGGACTGATAACATAGTCGATGGGACGAATTATTTCTGCATTTTCGCCATACAATGCTTTGAACAGAATTTTAAAGGATTCATCAGTTCCTCTAGATGAATAAAAATCCTTTGAATTTCTTATAAATTGTACTTGATCAAGTTCAGAATATAAATCTTTCTCCTCAAGACCACTTAAAAGTTGAACTTTAATTTTTTTAAGAAATTCTTCTAAAAATAAAACACTTAAGTTTTCTACGACAGTTCCTACCTCATGGATGTCAGACTCTGTTTCAGAAAAAACTAAATTCTCTGGATCATCACCATTTTCAAAAGAAGTTACTCCACTAAAACCTCTAACGCAATTTTCAAATGTAATAGTTGTTTTACTTTCATATAAAATGATTTCATCTTCAATTTTGATTAAACCATTCGTATCAGGAAATCCGTCAGTGTTCTGAACGTAAATATTTCCGTCTCTAAACGCATCAAGGTTATATGTAAGGGTTGTCGATTTTACAACGTTGCCGTTTGAAATTAATTTGATGTAAGAATCAATATTTTGAATCAAATCAAGTGGACCACCCTGATATTCTTGACCAGAGTAGTATTGAGATAAAAACTCACCAATTAAAGGAAAATCCTCTTTTACATAAGAGGGTAATTGGTTCTTAACGACTTGACTAAGTTGTACTCTTTTTTCTGTCATTTTGTTTTTATCTTACTATGCTTCCGTTGGTATAACTGGGGCTGACGGTGTAATTTGAACCTGATGGATCTGAACCAGAACTAATTTGGTCAACAATCATTTCGACAGAGCTCGTATCAAGTTGCAAATAAAGATCTTGAAGACCGATAATATCATTTGATAGAGGAGTTGCTGATATTTCTAAGACCTGTTGACTGTCTTTAGTTTTTCCAGAAGTAATTTTGATTGGATTTAGTGTAATACGACCGGTTTCGTAATTAACACTACCAACATTTCTTCTTCTTAGAATAGGTGTTACTGAATCAGGGGTTGCAAGAGAGAATAAATTGATTGTTCCTGTCTTTTTGTCTGAATTGGGTAGATCACTAAGATAAACATCTTCTGTAATATCTATCACCTTAAAAGAAGAGGATTTTATGTTGTAACCATTCATGGACTCAACAAAGAATGGGTTTCCAAAGTCGATTGCATATTCAGCAAAGGTATCAAGTGCCAATCTCAAGTCTCTTCTGATTTGAAGGGTCGTGATATTGGATGTTACTGATGCATGACTTTGGTCAACAGTCTTTAAAAATTGACTATATTTAAATCTTGCGCCATATCTATTTAATTCAGATGATTCGGAGTACTTTGTGATATTATCTTGAATTTTAGAAGCGACAAAACTCGCATTTGGTGCTAAATTTGTGTTATAGTATACTTTACTGTTGGTTTCAACATAAAGATACTTCAGATCTAGAATTTCGGGTACAATTCCAGCAACGGAGTATTTTCTAAGGTCTCTTTTTATATTTTCTTTGATAGAATTGGGAATAAAGTCGCCATTTCTTGGTTTTATGCTGATAAAGACTTTTCCGTATTGTGGTGGAATCAAATCTTCGCCACCATATACCGAAATAGACTCAGCTTCAGGATAAATTTTGTTTGGAATCAAAATTTCATAATCATTGGCAGTCAGTGCTCTGTTTTGAGTGGCATAAATCTGCGGTGCGTACTTTTTAACAGAATCTACGCTCTCAATCGGTTCTCCGCCACTTGATGGCAGTGTAGAACCAATTAAAGATATCCCGCTAGTGATATTATATTCGGTGCTTCCCTTTGTATATGCTAATCTACCACTAAAAGCAAAACTACTAACACCATTAGCAGATTCTCCCGAAGTTCTAACGTAAGAAACCTCTACAACATTACCATCTTCGAGTTTTTTACCAAAAACACCATCACCGAAGATGATTTCATACTGCTCATCCTCAATTTCCTGAATATAATAGATTCTTGAGTTTCCGTTGATGGCAGAACCTGTTCCTGAATCAAAAAGATTGTCTTGACGGGAATATTTAAGACTTACCGAAGAAGATGATGTTGGTTTGACACTGACCATCAGGGTATCAAGGTCAATTCCACTATTTGAAAGAATAAATCTTTGATCTTTGTCTCTACTATTTGATGTAAATGTTTGAGAGACTACTGTTCCTTCGTAAATCTCCAATTCATCAAAAGAAGCAATACCGTCAACAACATTAACCGTCTTATCTGCAGTGATTCCAAAGACAAATGATTGTTGATTGAATTGTCCACCTGTGCTCGCTACAGGCCCTTTCTTTAATACAACTGTTGCTGGTGCAGGATTAATATTTGATACGTCTACAAAGAAATCAATAGAAGTTCTGGATGCTTTCCTAGACCTGGGTACGTATCCTATATTCCTTGCCAGCGCCACGACGTTCTCCCTCAAGGTGGCGCTATCGATGAATACCTCATTAGATACCATATTGGCATTATAAGAGGTAATGTAGGTGTTATATGCTAATACGTCGATAATCGTTGACAGATTAGATCCCTCAAAGTCATAATCAGTGAAATCTGAATTAGACCTTAGATAATCAATAAGAGTGGTTTTAATCTGGTCAAAATCCAGATTTGAAAAATTTAAAAGAGGCATTTATCTTGTCGGTAATAATACAAACTCTAGCTGCTGTGGTGGAATATCCGCTCCAACAATACGATATTTGATTTTTGCATCAAGAGAGTTGCCATCAAAGTCGGGAGTGACCTCAACATCGATCAATGAAACTCTAGGTTCATAATTATTGATTGCAGTTTCGATTTCATCACGAATTGCAAGAGCGGTTACTTCATCAAGATTCTCAAAAAGTAGTTTTGAGACATTAGAACCGAAGTCTGGATTAAAAAACTTCTCTCCAGGTGACGTTAAAATGATATTACGGACAGAACGGGCAATCGCATTTGCATTTTTAAGCGCAACAAGATCATTGTTTAAGGGATTAACCTTAAAACTCATACTTACATCTTTAAATGACTGACTTACCCTTTCTAAAGGCACTAGAATCTAGCAATTATGAGTTATTTATTCACTAAAATTCGGTTAATACTGTAGGCTCTGTACCATAATCCCAGTCATCATAGTCATCATCATTACGAATCTTCTCATGAATCTCTTTTTGCACCTTAAAATTGTGTTTTTTGGGTGTTAGGTCATCATTTGCGATCTCACGAAGCATTTTTTGGTGCTGATCGTTACCTAAATTGTCTAAAAAGTCGTTATTCGGAGTCATTTTCCTCTTTTTCGGGTGAATTTTCACGTTCTTTTGCAGTTTTCCAGAAATATTCGTCCTCACGACCCATGCCAAGTCGTTCATAACCGTTTTCAACACTGTAATATTCAGTCGAAACCTTAAAATCAGGCATTTTAGGGTTAACAGGAGTCAAGCTATTGTCGTAAATGCGAATTCTATTGTTTGGATAGAGCGCATACTGCCCATTATCTAGTTCAATTAGGTTTGATGACTTGTGTTCTGCAGGATTTTCACTTGTTGCATAGTCAACAACATCAGGATCCTGGTGATAATTGTCCAGAGTACACACGTAGGTGCCCTTCTGGATGCCGAAATCCCTTGTATACAGTTCATAGTCCATTGAACCGATAAACTGCTTCTGAACGGCAACTACGCCATAGTCCATACAGTTCCAAAACTGTAGGTTAGGTAGATCCATATCAGGATCAGGAGTCTTAGGCTCTGAAAGAAAGGCACTAATCGGCAGTTTATCG